GTGGCATATTTATCAATGATAGAAGATTTACTGTGTCTGTATCTATAGATAAATGATCTATCTGTTTTGGAAAATTATTCTCTTCAAAGTATTTATCCCAATTAAATGTAGTGGCATCACCATGTACGCATGGGTTGGATCTATTTTTATTATACTCATCTACATAATGTTGCTCAATTTCTATTCCAACACCTGTCCAGCCAAACTCTTTTTCAAGCATATAGGTATTATTTCCATCACGCCAGTGTGAGGAACCAACTTCAACATAGGTTCCATTTTCCTTATCGCCACAAAGCCTTAAGGCAAAGGCATTTATAAAGGTAGCATCCTCATGTTCTATATTTAAAGATGCCTGAGTAAATGCTTTAATAGTACGAATACCCTGTTTATAGTCATCTATAGTTATTTCCTGTAACTCTGGTAGTATTGGCTTCATATTACAAGCATACCATGCTAAAGTTTTATACCTTTGTTGTCTTTTAAGTTCGGCGCAAAATAGAGGTTAATAAACCTTCCCATGCCCTAAAAGGGCACTATCGGTTAGTATCCAGCGGTTTTCATATATATATTATCTCAGAAATTGCGGGGGATGTCAAGAAAGACCCAAATATCCCTATGGTAATTCCTTAAAGAAGTCTATACCTATATACCACTTAAAGAGATATAGCCCAATCTCCCATTGACGTTTGATAGGGTATCCCCAGTTAGCAAGATAGATACCGATAGCGTAGTTAGAAGTCATCTTGCCATAGTGTAGCTTCATGTTAGACGAATGACCTTCGTAATGTTCATATTAGGTTCTTCTCTTAATGCCATAGCTCTGGCTTCTTCTTCGTTATCGGCAAAGACCTCAAGATCAAATGCTCTGGCATATTCTAGTAGTGAGATTTTATATATGTTCATACTTTAAGTATAGCGGAGATAGGATGGTTTGTCAATATAGGTTCCGTGCAAAAAGTTATCCACAGGTTTAGACATAATCTGGATGATCTAATGGAGTAGGTGCTGTGATAAGACATTTACATTCCATGCACTGAGCATCATCTAACAAGTACCCAGAAATCTCATAGGTCTCATGATCAAATTGGACTGTTACCCTTAATAATGTAGATCCACAACAAGGACAAACAGGTGTTGGGATACCTCTGAGATTTACCATATATCTATAATATCAGAGAGTTATCCACATGTCAATAGGGTGGTTTGGTATAGTTATCCACAGGTTTATCCACAGAAATATGTTACTGATTATATTATTAGACAAGGTTTAAGTGGAGCAAAGTGGAGGATAGTGGAGTATAGAACATTTTTAAGAGGGGCGTCGTAATGTACCAAACCCCATAGCCCCATATCAAACACTTATACCACATATCCCCAAACATGTCAAACCTTATATCCCCATAGCTCGATAGCGCATTATATACCAAACATTAGTGTTTGTCAAGTATATTTTGTACCAAAATAGTATGACAATTTCCTGTGAATTTGGATCAATATCGTAATATAAATATATAAATGTTTTATAAAATTAAATAAAATAAAAGAAAGTTATTGTTTTATATATAGTGTTTTATATAGGGGTGTTTGGGTATCAGATGGTGTTCTTTATCCCCTGGATTATTTGGCGGGGATCGTAATGTCTGACAGGATAAGAAAACACGCTGAGGCGGGGGACCTAAAGAAGTATAGATACTATAAGTAAAGAAACTGTCATAGTAATAAACCCTATAGCTATAAAGATAGAAACACAGTCTGGTTTTTTATCATTTGGTTCTTCATGGTCTTGATGCTTAGACAAACCATTATTAATAAAGCATGGTCCACCATATTTAGAGAAATAATTTCTACCCATAAAACCATTATACATCTATTTGACAAACAAGGTTTGATATGCTAGAATCCTGGCGATTTTTTAGAGAGGTTCGTAATACCTTGGTTTGGAAAATGTTACTCGAAAACCTGGGCTATTTTTTAAGAGTTCGTAATAGATTGTTTTCAAAAATAAATTTCGAAAATCCCTATTCGGGATCGTCTAGCTTTTTCTCATAGGCAATGTCTAATAAGGCTGTTAGATTGTCAACGCCTTCTAACTCTTCATCTGTTATATTCATTGCGGCAAGGAACAGGTCAAAGGTTTCCTCAATATACTTTTCAGACAAGGGTGTAGGAGTAACCAATTCATTAGCAATAAGATATGCCATAGGCAAGCCCAGGTCGTTATACTCCATGAACATGCTCATCTCTTCATCATCCCTGAAATCAATCCAAAGCTGGCCAAGGATAGCGCATTGATCCTCAAACTCTATATTCATTCTGCTACTTCCTGTATCTTGAAAAACGCTTCAATGTTTTCATATTCATCTCTAGGATCAAGGTCACGCATTTCACAGAACACATTCCAAACATAGTCAATAATTTCTTGAGAGTTCTTAGTAGGCTTAGCCCAATCAACAGCAATCATTTTACATAGTTCAAGGACATCTTCATATTGCTGAAAGAACTCAGGTGGTAAGTAAGCACTATCAATCTCTAAGTTGTGTTCCCATAAGAAGGCTAGGACTTGTACCTTGCCTATTTTTTTAGTCTTCCCAATCATGATTTCTCCAGTCCCTGTAATCGTGGTGCATTCGTGGTTCGTTAATTATCTTTTCTCGTTCTGCTTGGGCACTCTCTAATACTACCATAACTCTACTAAAAGTTAAAGTAGGTAAGACTCGTGCTACCATTTTTCCTACCTGCTCTAAGTCAAGATTGAGGTCGCTGACAATGATATTTAATTTTTGTGCTATCTTCTCTTCACTTGTCGTACCGCTAGAATTGCGTATAGAAAATGTCATGTTTCCCCTCTCTCTCTATTGTACCGCAAAAAGGAAAGAAGGGCAAGCCCCACGCCTGCCCCCCTTGTCCTATGCTAGCGAGAGGTGACCCGTTCCCCTTGCTTGAGAGCGCTAAGACTGGTATTGTCAACAAACTTACCATTCTTGCGAAGTACAATACGTTGAGACTTACCGTAACGGGTATCCCATGTTTCCAGGTACGGGACGGTCTTTGCTTTTGCTTTCTTGGCCATGTGTTTCTCCTTAGTTAGTTAGTGATAGATGTGGTGCGTATGCATTAATAAATGCGTTAAATTCAACAGGGTGACTATCGGTAACAGTATTATTAGTAAAGTCAACAACAATGCTTTGTTCGCCTAGGTCCCACGACTCATTGTTAATAGCATAGATACCAAAACCGTGCTCCTCTAGTAGGCTGTGTTGAATAAGATAACTAATCATCATGCGGGTGGCATATGAAGAGTCTGACCAACGGACACGAGCATGTGTCAGCGCAGCAGCAATGTCAGGTTGCCAATCTGTTTGGCCCCAATGACTATAGAGTACTACACTGGGCCCTGACTCTGAGTCTTTAAATATAAAATTAATTCTTGCTCCCATTATTGTCCACCTTCTTCGTCATAACATCCGCAACATTCAACGCAGATCTGTTCATCATCCTTGTAGCAGTTAGGGCACATGTACTCTGACATATTCATCTCAGGGTCCTTGCACCATTCACATATGGCAACGCATAGTTCATCAAAAGTGTATTCAGATAAACGCTTATCTAGTCTGTTAGTCTGTATCGTCATCATCGCTTGGGTCTGAGATGTATCCACGGTTGGCCATCCACTCTAATACATCTTCTTGGTGTTGTTCGGCACCGTATTCTAATGAGAAGCCTGCTCCATTGCTAACGGCGTCACATAAGTATAGCCACATGTCATCCTTACTTACTGTGGCCTTCCATTCAGGGTCATCTAAAATATTATTAATAGTGCTCCATGTCCACAGCCACACTAGTGATAGGCCAAGGTCGGTTGAGTCTAGAATATCTAGACATTGGTTTAGTTTATCTTTATCATCGGGTTTCATATTACTATTTTACTCCTCTTCCTCATCCTCGTCAAGTTCATCCTCATAACGTTGGATAACTTCAACTTGAACATCTGTACCCTCTATCCAAGGCCTCTCAGTAATAAAATATCCAATACGATTAACAAAACTATAGCCAGCCCAGATATAGGTGCCTCCATCATCACCATCACCATAAGTCCAAACAATGTAATCATCTGCCTCCTGTATGAATTTGAGTTCGTCGCCATATGTTTCAAACATATAGCCATACTCTCCATCGCTAAATGAAGCATTAGTGTCTATATGATTAGGGATTGGTTTGTAGGTATCAAACCATTTGTCATAGTCCATTTCAATAAAATTATTCATGTGGGGTCCTTTCAAGGTTAGTACGGTCTATACTTAAATTATACGTCAAGCAGTAGGCATTTGTCAAGGCCTCCATATATCCCTGCAAAAATCTGTCATCGTTATCTTCCATAGCTTCTTGACAGTCCAGCATTTCTACCTTAAGCCAGCCATGCATTAAATCAATTAGCGGTATAGAGACATCCTCTAAGGCTTTCGTTAAATGGTCGGGGATAAAAGGATACTTATCACTCATTTATAATCCCCAATAGGTGATCACAGGTATCAATTGCTCCCATGTAAAATGAATCTGATTCAAAGTACTCATCATCGGGAATCTCAATACCCTCTTGTGCGTCTGCCATATCTTGTTCTAAAGAAATCCTGTGAATATTTATATACTCTCTTAATGTATTTAGGTCCATATATTAATTATAGGGGTTTGAGTTGATTTTTACAAGCGGTGTGGGTGTGATACTGGTCACATCACTATGGGATGAGGCAAAGATTGTGCCTGGAAGTTTATGTGTACTTAATTTAACAATGGCCTGGTGAGGGCACGGACAAATCGGGGTAGCAATATATTCATCTTTCCAATAAGTAGTAAACTCCATAAGAGTATCACACTCAGTACAAAGAAACTCATGCTTAGTCCAGTGGTTTGAAAACATTAGTCATCCTCATCTTCATCTAAGAAATCATTATAGGAACCAAAGGTAGGCGTAGCCCAGTCAGGAGCATCAATACCCCAATTATCGGGGGAGTAAACAACATCTCTTGTACCGTCAGGATTCATTAGTCAAAGTATCCTTCTGCCCATAGGCCTTGTAAGAATTCGTGAGCGGTAACTAAATAATTATGAATAGCAGGATTCTCATCAGCATTAATTAACAGATCAGCAGAGCCAACCCCATAAATCATATTATCTAAATCTTCTTTAGTATAGCCCATCATAGGTAAAAGTCATCTCCTTCTTTATATCCATAGTATTCGTTATATGATTGTTTTAGTGTATCAGGAGCGTATGACATAAATTGCCATTCAGCATACTCACTACCCTCATCTAAATTTCTATCATTCCATTGCTCAAAGAGTTCTTGCTCAATATCTACCTGAATTGCTCCAAGGATGTGTTCGCCTACTGTATCTGTAAATGGTTCTATTGTTTGGGTCATGTATTAATTATCGCACAAACCCTGCAAAATGTCAACTCCTTACGTAATCCAATTCCTGGAAAAATATCATTGCTTACGTAATCATTGATTTTAAAAAATGTCAAATTCGAAAATCTTGCGATCTGTATCGGACTTGAACCGACGACCTCTACCGTGACAGGGTAGCGCTCTAACCAACTGAGCTAACAGACCTAATGGTGAGCAGTTTGAAATCTTGCTCAGGATTTTTTTGTTAGGCTAACGCCATAACATTTTGAACAACTTTTAACAAGCGATTCTTTTCTGCGTTAATAGCAGGATCAAATCCACTTGCGCTTGCGAGAATAGATTCGTTAGAACCACCACGAGCAGAACGATACCAGTCAAGGCGTTCGGTTAGCGCATTGAACGCACCCCAAGCAGAACCAGCAATCATTCCGTTAAACTCACCTGTGTAAATATCATTGACCACGTCAATTTTATTTTCCCACTTTTTAAGTGAACCCTTAGAATCTTTTTCAGGCTTAGGGTAAGCAGCAAGAATGATGTTATTGAAATCAACAGCATTGACTTCTTTTTCAATCATAGCCTTAGCCATAATGTCAAATTCGTCCATATACTTATTAGCCATGCCAAGAGTTTCACGAGCAATTTGTACCTTGCCGTTAGCAGTTTGAGTATGGCGAATCTTGAAAGATTGCTTGATACCATTCTTTTTCTTGATTGAACCAAGAGCAAGATTGAGAGTGTTAGCGCATACAACACGAACAGGTGTGATACTTGCTTGAATAGCGATTGAGCCGTCATGTGATGTGTTGATGAGCAAATAAGTTTTAACCTTATCGGCAACACCAGTAGGGTCAAGAATTGTTTCACGTTCTAGTGCTAACGCACCGAATACAACACGACCACCCTTAATTGAGCCAGCAGTTTCCCAACGACCACCGCCGTCTAGGATATTGTCACCGAATGAGAATAGATCCTCATTCTGTAAAACATGGTAGCGTTCACCAACTACACCAAGAATATCTGTCTGAGTGTTATCGGTGGGATTAGTACGCAAGACATATTGGTACGCCTTGTCGCTTGTTAGATGTGTAGGGGTTTCTAAATCCTCTAAGCGAACATTCCACCCGTCAAGATTTGCTAATGAAAGCATTTCTGATGTGGTTTTTTCCTCTGAGAATACAGTACCCAATCCATGCCAAGCAGGTTCACGGAATGAAGCAAAACTTGCTACCCCATTTTGTGATTCTAGTTCATGTGCCATGAGTTTATTTCCTTTCGTTTGATTGTTAATTTAAGTATAACATTACGGACTGACAAAAGCAAATCGGGATAGTTAAACATGGACAATCTGGACATTTTTTCCGTGATCTTAATCACATGATCGTAACTTGACTTTTAAGCTGGCCCGTTCGAAAATTTTGTGAAGCAGTTTTAGGACGTGCTCAGGTCCTTTGATTAGTAGCCCCCTACTAAACTTCTATTCGGTCAACACTTGATGAAAGATATTCAACACCTTCAGGATAATTAACAGAATCAAAATCAATATCGTGAATTAAATTTAGTGCTGACTCTTCATCACGAGCACGACATGTCACTGAATATTGAACTGTAACTTCTAATTCAAATTCTTTTGACAATTCAAATCCGCAAATGTTAGCGATCTGCTCCGCTTCTGCTTCATTGATTGAAGCCTCTTCCAAAGCATTCATAGTCCAGTCAAACATGTCATCACGCAAGCGCTGTAGGGTGCCTGCTGTTTCATAGTCACGCTGCGCTAAATTCTGGGAATGTAGAACTAAATCATTAATTCGTTCATCCTGCTTAGCAATAGTGGCCTTAAGAAAATCCTCTGTGGCATTTGTAGTTGTAATCATTAGTTATCCAATCCTTCTGTTAGTTGATTCATTTCTTTCATTGTAGCAACCATGTCTGACATATCTGATTCTGATAAGCAAATAGACGAGACAAGTGTTGCTGTTAGTGCTGATAGTGAGGCACTGTATTTAAATAGCAACCGAGCAAACTCTTCATTTTCCATGTATTCACGGTTTTTAAACATAAATTGCGCTAAACCCATTAGTTCATGATCAAAGAGGGCTTCCTCTGTTGCTTCTTTAATTTGTAACATTGTGCTAATCATTGGGCTACCTTTCTAAAGTTTTGTGTTGAGCAGTTTATAGTCATGCTCAGGACATTTCCGTTAAGGAATTATAGGTATTCTGATACAGCGTTGTAAGTGCTGGTATTGACAGTTTCCTCATCTGTCATTTTAAGAATACGAATTGCGTTTTCCAATTCCTTCTTTGACTCACGATAAGTGCTGGCATGAATAAACTCTACTTCACGCTCAGGCTCAGGTGGCATTTGTGCTTCTGATACTTTGAGGTCAAAGTCAATGTTTAGAGTGTCGTTATACGCACGATAGTTAGTGCGTAAGTTAAAGGCTTGCTTGATGTTATCAAGTGCGAAAGTAAGAACTTCTGCTTTCCATGCTTCCATAGCCTTCTCAAACTTTAGTTCATTTTCTTTTTGTGTTGCGTAGTTAGTTTCTAACTTAGCAAGTGATACCTCTAGTGCGTTGATGATTTTAGGTGTTGCGATTTTGACATTTATTGCTTTTGCTCTAGCCATGTGTTTTCTCGTTTCTGTTTGTGGGGTATTTCTATTATAGGGGGTGGGTGTGACATTTTGAGCAGTTTGTATTCATGCTCAGGAATAAGTAATTAGATTACTTTGCTGTCCAAGTTGTGTAGCGGTGTGCGCCATTGACATCTAGTTTGACTCGGACATTACCATTTGATAGTGGAGTAATCTCTGCGATTGTTCCAGTTACCTTTGATTTTTGTGTGGTGTAGGTGTCGCCTACCTTGTAAGTTGCTGTATTAACTGACATTGTATTTCCTTTTCTGTTAGTTGGTTATAGATTAAGTATAACATTTCCTACTGACATTTATCAAATTATTATCTGATAATCTCACTATGTGGAATTGTTATTTGGTTATACCTAAGTATGACAGAAAATGTCATAAATGTCAATTCTTAATCGTAAACCTGGGTGTGATAAATGTCACCTTAATCTGCTATGTGATAAATCTCACACGTGTCGAAAATTTCTGCGGGGAAGCACAGAAATTAACTTATTACTTATTCATCACTATCAACATACACATAGAGAGAGATCATCTCATCATGCTTGAAAGTGATAACATCTTTCTCACCAAACTCATCAGTGAACTCAACATGATAGTCATCGCCGTTATTGCTATCGCTAATACCTGTTACTTCAACAACCTCATCTGAGATACCGATTAGATCATTTAGCATTAGCTGGTTTGGTTGTAAGCGATCAGCAAAGATTAATTCCATAGTTTTTATTGTAGCAGACATTTTATCCATCCATTTCTACGCAGTCCATAAAGCATTCCTCGCACATATACTCATCAATAGTGTAGTCATCTTCATTAAGGCAATCGTGTTCAACGCAAGGGCATTTATTTATTGTCATCATGCGAACATCTCATCTAATTCTGAGTCTGACATTTCTACCCACTCGTTACTATTTATTAGAAATTCGGGCTCGCCAATAATAGACTCGCAATCAGAAAAATCGGGGAATTGGTAATTGGTCATTACTTCCTCGATATCAGTCGTTTCAAGATAAAACTCATGATACATGCTTACCTTATAAGTCTTAGACATTATTCGTTATCCTCATCTACTGGGTCAATAAACCATGATAGGTTATGTCCTTCAATAATAGCATAGGCTGGTGACTTTGCTTGCCCTCGCCAAGTAACCTGAAAGTTACCAATCATAGGCATATCAATAAGGCGATCATAGTCCTCATCATAGGCGGCATCAATAGCGGCAATACAAGTAGGTATCATTTCAACGGGTACTGGTGGATAATGATTACCCTGTAAGTGATAACGCAATTGCGTTTCAAGGTCTAAGGTTGTGTCTGCTAATCCAATTGCTGTTACTGATCCCATTATATTTTCTCCTCAATGTCTGCGACATAAACATCACTTCTGCGAATTCCGCCATATTCTAAATTAGAATCAAACATGCTGACGGCATCTTCTTCATTGTCTGCTTCAACGTTAATAAAACAAGTAAACTCATATAGTGCCATTATTTATACCTCTACGCCTTCGTTGTTGTAAATAGTTAATTCTTTTATGTCTGCGACATAAACATTATCTTTATCTATTCCATATTTTAATTGAAATTGAAAAACATCAATAGCCTCATCATGGTTTTCTGCTTCTACATCTATGAAAGTGTTAAACTCAAATCTTGCCATTACTTAGTTACCACCTTTCTACCTTCACGATAGAATACTTTTGTGTAGCAAACCAATTCGGGAGTGTAAATATTGACAGTTGAGTATTCGTTAGCCGTTCCCCAATCGGTAAACTGAAAAAATGCTTGCCACGCTTTCATTTCATCAGGGTAATCTTTCTGCCAGTGTGGGGCATTGCTATCATAGGCGACAGTTATTTTATACATTAGTTTCCTTCTTTCGTTGTTGATATTTCTGATACTACCATGTCGTACTGACAATCGCAGGGTTCTGTGTAATCAAATGAGCAGAAATAGCAACCCATCATTTCATCGCATACACGGCACTGATAGCGGAATTGTACTTCATCGCAGCAAATCTGAGATATATCCCAAATTAAATAGTGATCTGTCTTATCTATAACTGTAGCCATAGGGGGCAACCTTCTTTCTTTTTCTTTATACTGTAAGCCTACCATTTATCACTGACATTTTCAATTTTTAATAGGCTTATCTTAAATAGTAAGACGGCGTGTCGTGTGATTAATCTCACAACCTGGGTAAGTTATCCACAGTTCTTAAATCACCCTGTGGACAACCTTTCGAAAAAAATAAAGGACAGCCTGCAGTAGCTGCCCTTTAAATTATTTTTTATTATCCAGATCCAGCAATCATTAAGATAGCAATAAAAATACCAGTTGCAATTATTAAGATTTCCATTTTTATTATTCTCCTTTTATTTTTTAGTGGCAGAAAAAATTATGTCACTCTTTGAGTATACACACAATGAGCATGAAACGCAAGCCGAGCCAGCAGTGCTAATCAATGGAATTTGCTTATTATTTTCAGGACATTTAGCAGCAGGGCGCCCGATCATTTCTTTAACATCTGCTTGACCTATAGCAAAATTCTTAGCAAGGTATGCCATGCGTACGCCACTATTAATTTTTAGATCAACAGCAGTTTTAACATTCTCACTATCAGCAGAAAAATACAGTGAGAGGTTTTCAATATCTTTTAGAATAAGGGCAGCAGACTTAACACGAGTGTAAACCCAGAATTGTACATCCGCATTAAGTTTAATTACATCGGACCACGCAATGGCATAAGTATCATTAAAGAAGTCACCGTCCCAATGGATACGGAATAACATGGGCGCATTCTTTTTTACACAATCAGCCTTAAAATCAGCAATCATCTCACTGATCAAATTAAGCATGGTTAAATAGTCTGCGTCTTTTAGCAGGGCCCAATTATGAAGTAGGTTAACCTTTACGGAAGGGAAGACCTTTTCAAGTTTTCCTGCGTAGCATATGCTCTCACATACACTAGTGGCACCAGGGCACGAGAAAGCCTTTCCAGCAGGTAGGCCGAACGTGTTAGCAATTGCTGCTTGTTTTCCATTTTTTGTGACAAGGTTAGCCACCTTTCTATCGTTAGAACGTTTTAATTTTAGGGGATTAGTAGTCAAGGCTAAGACTCATTTCTAATACACGATCTTCATGGGTAATAGAATCTGCTAATTCATTTAGCCAGCAATGATCACACATAGGCATATATTCATCAACAGCATTTTCATTACACTTAGGGCAGGTAGTAGAATAGAATTCATCAAAGAATTCATCGTTTTCAAATGTCATGGGGGCACGACCTTTCTTAGTTGTTGTTATTTTTTAATTCTAGCATATCGGACTGACATTTATTCTTGCGAGAATAAACTTTCTTAGACTTAATAGGGGTCGCCGCATTTGACCTACGCAATTCCATAAGCCTGCGTAAATCCTCAGCGGTTTTCTTAGTTGACATACAATAATCTTAGCATACTTAAAGTTAAAATACAAATTATAAAATTGTGACAAATCTCACAAAACCTGGGCCTGTGGACAAAGTACGTAAAGCTGTGGATAACTTTTCGTTTCGAAAAATTTTTAGTGAGCAGTTTAAAATCTTGCTCAGGATTTTTATTTTTATTTTTTAATTCGTTCACTTCGCAAAGCAACTTGCAATCTGCGAATTTCTTTTTCTAATTGGATGTTGCGTTGCCAAAAAGCAATCATCATTGTAAGTGATCCAGCTAAAGCAATTACAATTGCGATTAGTGTTCCGTTATCTAAAATCAATTTGCCATCTCCAATTCTTTATAGCAAGCAATCGCAAATCTATTTGCGTCAAATCTTGGGTTATCAGTTTCAAACATTAGAGAAAATTCATCTACCAAATCAGCAAATAAAATTTCTCCTTGCTCATCAAAAACAGATGTAGCAAAATAATTGCTAAGAATTTCAGCGGTTGCGACATAGTCTTTACGAGTCATCATTATTCGGCCACCTTTAGAATTGCGTAAGTGCCATTTGCGTTTATATTTTCAAGGACTGGCTTGATAGCAGGCGCAAGTAAATCTTTTAGCATTGATTCTAAAAGCATTATCTGACTTACTTCATCAAGTGCTAAAAATTGTTGAGCCACTGGATGAGTTTCATCAAATTCGGTTACAAACTTTAGAGCGTGTTCTATTGATATTGTCATTTTATTTCCTATTCGTTAGTTGGATTCGGGTGTATTAAATAATTGTATATCTTGGCACTGACAAGGCTCAACATGGTATTCCTCGCCTGTACCAAAAAAGATTAGGCCAGTTGAGTAGCAATCCTCGCAGGGTATTGTTAAAACTGAGTTTATCATTAAGCACCTACCTTTATGGCAACAGTTGCCCAAAAGTTTTTGATTCCACGAGTTGAGCGAACCTCAATAGCGTATGCCTCAAACTCTGAGCCGTACCAAACATCAGGGCGGGGAGTTGCGTATTGGATAACGCCTTCATCATGGCGATTAGTTGAGCGATAAGTCTTGCCGATTAGCAAGTCCTCTATTGTGTATGGTTTTGCTGACATTAGTTGTCACCTTTCTTTATTTCTTTAATTGTAGCGGATAGGACTGACAAAGCCTGAGCCTTGCTTGCGTTGCGTTGCGCCTGTATTAGCGCCTTATATTCCTCTAGTGTCATTTTTGACCTTTCGTTAATTGCTTACTATGTAAGTTTAGCAGATTAGACTGACATTATCAAATTAGAAATGCTAACAATTCGGACATTTTGATATTTATTTTTGTGACTATTCTCACACTGTAAATTTTTCTATAACTTTTGTATAACAATCTTAAACCTATCGGCGTGTCGGTTTGACTTTTCGAATTTTTTTTCACTCCTTAGAAAGTAAAAATAGAAAACGAAAAGCAAAAAATAAAGTTAAGAAAAATAAAGCTCTGCCGTCAGTGAAAAAAGTTAAGTCCATTTTTTATTCTCCAATTCCGTTAAGCATTTTTTCTAATTCTAAAAGTTGATCATTAGTTAAATGATCTAATTGTATTGCGTTAGCAAATCCGAATAAATCTATTTCCATTTTTACACCTCTTCATTTTCTCTAATGGCATCTTCAAAATCTAAAAGCGATTGGTGATAAGCGATTGGGTCGCACTCTCGCAAAATCTGTGAGGCAGAAAAACTTAGGTTGCCAATTTCAAAAGGCTTATACGATTCGTCTAGCATGTCATCAAACCAAGTTTTAATTTCAAAGGCTACATCAAAATCTAGCATTAGTTATTTTCCTTTTCTATTTTTTTTACATTTAGATAATCGGTTACATTTAAGTAAGTGACATAAGCAGCCCAAATAAATAAGGGAATAAGAATAAGGTTTATCATTTAGTTAGCCCCTCTAATAGTTCCGTTAATTGCTAATAAGTCACACTCTACTTTTAGAGATGTGTTTTTGTTAAGGCGTGAAGGCAGGGCAGAAATAAAATCAAGCACCTGTTGCTTAGAATAGAAAGGCATTTTTTTAGTGTTGCCGTTATATGAGGTTAGTGTAAGTGTTATCATTATTTTTTCTCCATTACTTTAATTATGACATCTAAATCTTTTTCGGTAAGCAATACGCTTGCGCTACCCCATAGGGCAGCATAAGTGTGACCAGTATCGCCATATTTTTCTTTTGCTAAATCATAGGCTAATTGTCTTTTGTCATATGTATCCATTACTTACACCCCTCGCATGTGAACTTAGTGAACTTTTTATCTTTAGCAAATACCTCTAAGTAATTATCATTACAGTTAGAGCATGCGATAAGTGCGGTAGAGGCTCTGCCGTATAGGTGAGGCTCTGATACGGATAATAGGGCGTTATCTATAACCTCTTGTGTTTTTAGTATAGTCATTTTTGACCACCTTTCGTTTTCGTTATATAGCAATTTTAGCATTAGGGTCTGACATTTTGCCTTATTTAGACAGCGTGTCGGAAATTTCTTTTTGTGATATAGCCCACAATTCTTTACACTTATCAGGGTTGTTCCACCATGGGAAACCCTCGTGATATTGGGCGGGGGCTAATACAACCTGACCGCAAGGGCATAAGTTCATCAACCCTTTAGGGTAATCGCTTACAGTAGCGAACTTAGTCCAAATACTCATTTAGTAGACACATACCAATCTGTCCACATAGGGAATTGCTCAGGGTCACCATCATAGTAGTAACGCTCAATATTTTGCTCACAATCTTGGCAGAAAGTGAATTGCTCATCTCCATAGTTAGAGATAGCGGAAAGCATAGGGTTATGCTCATGTGTTTTTGTTAATGTAGTCATTTTGACCACCTTTCTTTAATTTCTTTATACTGTAAGTTTAACACAGGGGTCTGACAAATTGAGGGGTACAAATAGGATAAAACGGACATTGTGAGGTAGGTCACATGTGTTTCATGTCACATGATTAGATCGTTATCAAATTGTTATAATTATTAGGGCGTGTCGGCTTGACAAGGATATACACATCACCCTGTGGATAACTTTTTTTCGACATTTTTTTATGTGGTGTATATCACATATAAATATTACACAATTACGGCGTGTCGGGTTGTTTTTGTCAGTGCTACCTGCTATACTTGCCATATAACAACAACGAAAGGACATAAAAATGTCACTTACCCTATACCCTGTGAATCAGTACTATTTAACTGATAACACTCAATTTATCCACTGTGGCGAGAGCCAATTCCGTCACTATTGCGACAAGCACTTTCAGGCTCAGGGGTGCTATTTCTGTGAGTTTGACTACGCTCAGCCTTGCGAGTGTGACGAGTAACACATCAGACACACCCCCAAAAGGGGTCAAAATGTCAGTTCCCCCTGCTATACTTCCATTATAACAACAACAAGAAAGGTTCAAAAATGAACACTAACACAATCTACGCAACAGATGAAATCTGCTGGGCTATTGAAAATGATGACATCTGTGACGGCTTCGGCTGTGCCCCTTGCTCAATAGAAATTGACGGAGAATACACTCCCCTATATCGCTCAACTAACTAAGGAGAATTGAAATGAACCCATTCACATACGCAATAGACTGGTTAGATGATAACGCAGACTTCATGGCACCAGTAGGAGCCTTCATTGGCATAGCAATCGCAATCGGATTATGTTTTATTAACGGGGGTAACTAAATGAATACACTAGAACGCATTAGACAAGAACAACAAGAACGCTACGCATTACAGCGAGCAAAAGACAAGGCAAGAGGTGAGGCACTATACGCCCTCAACATTGCTCCACTCAATAACGATTACCTACTAGCGAAAGAAGAAAACTAAATGATAAACGCAACACTAACAACAGTAGGCGGATCTACTAAGGGTATGACATTTGATAGCAAAGAAAACCTATTACAATTTATTGAATTGTTTGGTGATACGTTGCCATTAGGTACAGCGGTAAATATTGACGCCCCACTAGCAGGTATTCACTCAGGCTGGATACAGGGCAAGGCTAAGAAATAATTTTTGGGGTAGTAGTGTCTAACTTTTACTAGGCACTACACCAAAAGTTTTTGCTGGTACTACACTATTTATTTTTATTGTTTAGTTATGGGCGCACTAAAATTTGTTGTTTTATTTTCTAAAATCACGTATCATGCACAAGCTAGATGTTGTCAGAAAATCTCCAGTATGAAATCTGAATGAAATCTGAAGTTTATGATATACTTAAGTATGAGAAAACAATACACAAAAGCCCAATATAACAAAGATGGTTTAAAACAATGTACAAGTTGCCAGGAATACAAAGAGACATCTGAATTTCATAAATTTTCCAAGGGTCCAGATGGATTAAAGCAATGGTGTAAGGTTTGTGTAAAACAATACGATTTAAAGGAAAATGACGCAACACGTATTTTTCCACGGAAGCTAGATGAGAATGGAAATATCCACTGTAGAAATTGTGGAGAATACTTTAAAGAAGATCAAATGAAACAATCTAAGACTGGAAAGTATAAGGGGTTATCCTATTGTACTGAATGTGCTCCATTACTATCTAGAACACGTACACTTCAGAAATATCATTTGACTCTTGAGGATTATCACAATTTGTTACAAAGTCAAAACTTCTCATGTATGATTTGTAAGCAAAAAGATACAAGTTTCAGAAAACGACTATCTGTAGATCATGATCACGCTTGTTGTCCAGGAGAAGGCTCTTGTGGTAATTGTGTAAGAGGTTTGCTATGTCATCACTGTAATGCAGCTCTAGGAAATGTAAAAGATAATATTCAAACACTACAAATCATGATAGAATATTTAAATGGGAATCTTAGATAATCTAGAAAACGCATGGGATGAACTTGATCCTAAATACGAAAGCCTTGCTCAAAAAATATTTTCAGAAACTGTTTGCTCTAACTGCTCTTGCGGACAAGAGTCTAAGCTCATGCCTATAACCGATAACATGGGTAGAGAAATTTTCTGGGGAGACCTAGGAAGACCAACTGACGCCTAATCCTCTATATGATCTAGATTCCACATTCTAATATCGGTAGCTGCAATACGTATTTTTTCAGATTCAATTTCATTTGTCGCTTCAACAACTAGCGTCATACTCAAAGGATAATATCCATCTGCAAATAAATCTTTTTTTGCGTGGAACTTATAAGTCTCAGCACAAATCTTTTCATCTACTTTATAATAATATTTTGGCATTATGGTGCTTCGTATCTTCCATAATATTTGTAGATCTCATATGGAATAACAGTAGAGTCAACCCACCAGTCTTCATGACCTATCTTTGCAACTAGGGAATAGCCTAGGTTATTTAGAATTTCTCGCTGAGCATCACGCAAGGAAGCATTCTTGTAGTTGATAATATATTCGTGTTCAAAAGAAATAACGGTAAAGCGATATCTGGATAATGGCAGGGCAATTAAACCATTCAATGGTGTTCCAATAGGAGCAATAGGTCTTCCACCTTTATCCATAGGAGATTCAATATCAATTTGAAGGTAATCAATTTGTTTTGGAAAGTTGTTCTCTTCAAAGTATTTTAAATAATCAAAGGTTGTGGCATCTTGCATTAAACAAGGGTTTTTACGAACAGAGTTATATTCATCGACATTTCTTTGATCTAAATCAAAACCAACACCTGTCCAGTCATATTCATTTTCCATTTTATAGGTTGTGTTTCCACTAATAGGACCTGCTGATCCCATTTCTACATAATATCCATTTTTCTTATATTCTAAGATATCTAAAGCAAACATATCTGAAGCTCGCATAACATCTCGTTTATCTCGCATATGTTTTTCAAAATCTGGTCGAGTCATATTATTTATTTCATTGATACGTTCAGTTATACGTTGATCCATCGTGTTCCTCTATTTCGCTAAAGAGTTCTTTATTGAAAAGAACTGGACTTTCTTTTGATCCTCTTACAAAGCATGTTGAAAAATATCGGGGGAGATCATCAAGAACCGCTAATGACTTATGCAGGATATTCCCACCATGTAATACCAAAGACCTAGCTTTAGGCTTATGTACAATACCTAACTCTGAGTACTCTAATTCTCCTCCAGCATACTCGTCATTATAATATAAACATACACCATACCTGATGTGATATGGCTCATCCTTTAACCAATAGTCTCTATGTTCCTGAATAGCTGCTCCTTCTCTATACCGTTGAAGTGCAACTGAGCCTACATACAATAGTGATTCAAATAGGTTTTGAATTTGATTGTCTATATCTTTAAATACCTGTGGCTTGTCACCGTTATATTGTTTGCCGTA